GTTCTTGTTTTTTGACAATAGTGCTGACCTAATCAGATGATTGATCATACATACTGTTTTGCCAAACCTTCTATGACAAACTAATACATTCCATCTGTTCTCTGATATTTTTTTATGTAGATATGCTTGGTGTTTTCTTGGTGTATAGGGTATCTTAATATCCATTATTTATTTCTAAAAATCAAAATCATTAAAGGTTTTATATATCCTATCTTGTTAGGATCATCTATTGTGCCATCATCATGACCAAAGTGAAAACCTTTTACTGGTTTTCGTAAAAATCTTATTTCACAATTAGGATTGTGATAACAATACTCATGAAAATATTTAGTGTGAGTTGATGCTGGTAATAGAAAAACTCCTGTAAAGTTTTTAGTATTGTATGCTTTTTCAACAAACTTACCTATCTTACCATCAAACAATGGATGTATATAAGCTATCTCTCCTGACCAATCTTTAGTCAAACAATCATCTTCTTTGGTGTAGTACCTTGGTAATAAATGATTTTGATCTGAGGCACAGCAATCAATAGTAAAATTAAATTCTTTTGATAAATTTTGCCATATATTAGGTGGGGTTCTTAGGTATCTCATAACCTTTGAGCAAGTAAATGATAGATTGCTTTTGGTATGTTTTAATTTCTCTTTTTGCAAATCCATATCTAGTGTATCTTTTTGCTAGGCATACTATCTATAGGTTCAAAGTCAAAGCCAATGCAAAGCATAGCATAGGTAATAAATAGCTGCGAAGCTAATTCATTAGGAAAACCAATAAACTTAATTATAACATCATTATTGTTTTTATCAACATAAGCAACTG